CCGAACTGGGGATATTATAACACGGTTGAACCTCCCAGTGGACGAAATCAACCTCGTGTTTTGCCAGCATTTGTTCCAGTTCTTCAGTTGTCATACACACCTTGACAGGTCTGTTCGTTGCCTTGTCGTAGATGTGAAACATTTGTTTGTCGATCATAGGAATGAAAACCACCCAGTGGCGATGTACTTTGTTTCTGTCTTAGATACTATTCCTTTGTGTGCGTGAGTCCAGTACGCAGGGAAGATAACAAGTCTTCCTTCTTTAGATTTTACTTTCAAATCATAATATGTATAGTATGTTTCACCACCATCTTCTACATCATTCAAATATAAAGTCCATGCAAGAACTCTAGAGTATGCTTTACAAAATTGTTCGCAGTGTTCTTTAAAAAATCCTTGATTGGGATTATACCTTTGAATGTTATACACCATGTCATTACCAAACTGACTTATATCATTCAGCATTGGATACTTATCACAGTAATCCATAATAGACTTGCTCAATGCAGGAACAATAATCTTACATGGCAACCATGGTTCATCCATTCTAATGCATATGTCAGTAGAGTCTTTGATATCCTTCCTGACTTCATGCTCACCGCACTGTCCAACCTGATGAATATGTTCTGATTCTTCAAACCAATTTACAATTGATTCACATTCATCTTGTGTTAGAGCATTGTCATATACTTCAATGAAGTTTTCCATAATTTTCCAATAAAAAGAGACCTTCTGTTATGTGGCAGAGGTCTCTTTAGTAGCGACGACGATATTCAATTCTATTTATTCTTCCCCAGACTGGGATAGGTATGCTCCTGCTCCAAAAGCAACAAAACAGATTGCTGCTACTGCCAGGAAACCCATTACCATACTCCTGGGATGACTTGACCAGTGGTGAAGTAAGCACCAACAGCAGCAATGAAACCAATCATTGCCAGTCGTGCGTTGAGGATCTCTGCCTCAGGGGTGAATCCGAATTTCATTTGTTGTTCTCCTGTGTTTTATTAATGATGATGACACGTTTGCCATCGTGAGTAAATTGTAGTTCATCGTCAGGATCCCACAGTAGCTCTTCATACAAATCGTCGAGCTTCTGGATATCCTCCCATAGTGCATCAGGGTTCGGCATTTGCTTTACTCGGTATGAATGGATCACGAGATTTGTTTTTGATGACAATAAAAGCATCTTTATTGTACTTACGTGTTCCCTTTACAGGAGCCCATTTAGTACCAGCACCATCAATCTCATAGACTGAGGTGCCACCAATCTCAATGCGGATGTCATCTTTTCTGACATCCCACCCAAGTTCTTGGATGGTTTCCCAGAAATCTTCTTGTGTAAATTGCATCAGTAAAGTTCTTCTTCTTTTTCACTTAGGACAGTAACATCACTGGTAGGATAAGCGACACAGGTCAAAACAAATCCTGCTTCAATTTGATCGTCATCAAGAAAAGATTGATCGCTTTGATCAACCGTACCACTAACAATCTTACCAGCACATGTAGAACAAGCACCAGCACGACAAGAATAAGGCATATCGATACCTGCTTCTTCTGCGGCGTCTAGGATATACTGATCATCTTCACATGCAAAGGTGGTCTCAGTGCCATCAGGTGCTTGTACAGTAATATTATAACCCATTAGTAGTAGTAAATGACTAGAGTATATATTATACTCGTCAAACTATACGCTGTCAAGTGTCAGAAGATGCCAAAAAAGAGATTGCCAGTGATGGCATAGGACAGAGCACCAGAGATGATGCCCATCATTGCCCAACGTCCATTATACATCTCACGCTGCTGCATGGGAGAGAAGAGACCCTTACGATTGTAGTCCTCCACTACCATCTGGGGTTCCTTAGCAAAAAGATTATTCTGTCCAAACTCATTTGTGGTGACAGTCATTTGTTTTGTAACGAAATACTACAGAAGTATATAGGAAATGTAACGTTCTGTCAAGCTCTGGTGTGTGACAGTTGCTACATTACACCCATCATAAATAAATATGGATCCAAAATCTGAGTGATATGAAAAAGTTATTACCACTCGTTATGCTACTGATGACCGCTACTGCTGCTAACGCTGGCGGAATTGTATCAAAACATGCCTCTAGTGTTCAACTGACCGTTGACGCTGCTAGAAGTCAGGCAACCAGAATCGGTTCCTCGTTCAGTATCTCAGGTTCAAATATTGATACTACGGACGGGTCAACTGCAGGCACAGTTTCTGCTGGTACTATCACCTCTGGTGTATACAATCCTGGCACAATTGCTGCTACTCAAGATACTGCTGGAGCAGCATTTAGTTTCAGTCAATCTTATACACAGGCTGATGCTGTACCTACAAGTGCTGCAACTTTAGGTGCTAATCCAAACTTCGGTTCGCTTACAACTTATGCCGCAGGCACAAAGGACACTCTAGCAGGTACTGTAACCAGTGCAGGTGTTCTAACCGTAACGGCAGGTGGGGCAGGTACAAGTGCCACAGGACAATTCGTTTCTGAGATTACTGTTATCGACTGATAATAAATATGTCTAGATTACAAGAAGCAATCGGTCTCGGGTTGATTCTTGGTGCTTTACATGGGACTGTCGCAAGTGCAGTCCCAGTAGTCCCAAATTTCACACAGGGCTCAATGACGAGCCACACAGAGACCACACAAAAAATTACCGAAACCATCAATTCGATGGATTATAACACAGGGTATCAATACTCTGTGACAGGTAGTGGTATTACTGCTAATGGAAATCTGTCTCCAGGGACAGGAACAAATAATGCAACTATTGATGGAGTGACTACAACATGGACAGGCGTCAACAGCAAACCAACGTTCACACAAACAACACCAGGAGCAGCGTTTCAGTTCACAGAAACGTATCAAGGTCCTGGTTTAAGTCAACAAACGATTATCCAAAGAACGACCGAGGTTACAAGCGTAACCGACACTACAAGTATCTTCTCTCAGTAATATGTCTATCAAGCATTGTCCCGACTGCGGTCATAAACTCCCCTGCTCATGCGAATGTGGGGGGTGTCAGCGCCACAGCAGCTCCAGTAGCAAATAGCTCAGGCTCAGTTACTAATCAAGCTATTCAGGTTTTACAAGGCCCATATATTACTAACACATATGGAGGGGGAATTCAGTGTCAAGGACCCACTCGTAATTTTACCCCATATGTAACAGGAAGTGGTTCTTTTACTAGACCTTATGAAGATTATTATGACTCTCCTGTATATGATATGCGAGATTTGACTGGTGATTTTGATGATGATGGGAAACCAATTGGAGATGGAGCACCTGATAATCCAGGCTCGATTCTCTACAATGTTCCTACAAGAACTGGACAAAAAGATAATTACAATCTTGGCATTGGTTTCTCCATGACATGGAGTACACCAACTGATAAAGAAATGCAGGAGTTGTGTAAGAAAGCAGCACGAACTCAGATTGAATTGAATGCACAACTCACTGCTAATAAGCGGTTAGATTTTGAGATCGCGAGACTCAAAAATTGTGGCGATTTGATGTTGCGTGGAATTCGCTTTCATCCCAAGAGTCCTTACTATAAAGTGTGTGCTGATGTGATTGTGAACAATCCTCCAGGACATACACACCCACACGTCCATGCTATCCCTTCTTCTTCTTCCTCCTCGGGAACACAGAACGAAGCTCCTTCACAGCGTGGTTCATCTGACGCTGCTCTGCTTGGCGCTCCCCTTTCGACAAGACTGGGGGCTTCTTACCCCGCAAGGCAGCAATCTTCTTCATCACTTTCTTCACAGCAGGTTTCACCGCTTTTAACAAAAGATCAGCAAGAGGTTTTGCGAGCAGTGCAGAAGTCGTCGCAATAACAGCAACACCTCCCACCTGTACAACCTGACCACCACTAGGAAGTCCCGCTACTATTTGTGTAGGTAGCGGGACTTTTTCTGTGCGTTGAATGCATTCGTTGCCTACTAATTCATAAGCAACAACTTTCTTTCTAAATCCCTCTACCAGTGTACCTACAGGTTCCTTTGCTTTCTGTGCTGGTGTAGGACATTCTACCTTAGCAGTAGCAGCAGGGACTTCTGTCTTAGGTGCCTCTGGTACTTCTGGTTTTGGAGTCTCCGTCTTGTTCTTAGGAACAGGAGCAGGAGTCGTTATGATCATCTGTTCAGGTTCATAACGTATAGGAGAATAACTGGGAATACCAGAATCACAATACGTAACCAGTCCATCTTTGTCATCTTGACCTACCGTATTTGATTTGTTGTTTGCCTCATGTGCCTCAACACAACCAGGAACATCAACAATAGGCACACCAATATCTATTGTTACTGGAGGAGCAACAGGTATAGGAGGTGAAGAATAATTACTTGTATCAACAACAGTCACCTCGGGAATAGAAAGTGTCCCAAGTCTTATCTCTTCAATTCTAATATCATCCATCAGCAATCATTAAATGCACTACCTACTTCAGATCCAATAGACTCACCCGCTTGCTGTCCTAGGAGCAATGCCCAACCACCTGCTAACCACCCAATGTAAGGAATGCTAGAGACTGCTGGAACTACAAGACCCGCACTAATTGCTGTCCCTGCCATCGCACCTTGTGAGCGTGCGCCAGCGTCCGCCCTGATGCACTCTTCGCTTTTCGCAGAGGACTTTCCCTCTGAGTCTACTGAAGCGCCTCCTAAGTTGCGTGTGCCCTGTCTAGTGTATTGATCGTAACGAGTCTCACGACGAACTTCTGTACCACCACCAAAGAATCCTTTCTTATGACTATCAACTCCAAGAGATCTATGAGACTCTAGGACTTTAGGATCATCAGCACGATATTCAATTCTATATCCATCCTTACCTGCCTCTATTTTGTAAGACGAGTAAGGACCACGAGGAAGATTAATTGTAGGAACTGACGGTGGTTCTGCTTTCCTGTCAATCAAATAACCAAGAAGACCTAGGTGCGAGATAGCGAACAATGCACCAGCAGTGCTGATCATTATTTTCCATCCAGATGGTTTCTTTGGTTGTGGTGATGCTGGAATATAATCTTCTTTCTCGTGGTTGAATATACTCATGGTAACGTGGGGATAGCAGGTCCAGTTGCACTAGGGACAGCGGGACCAGTAACTTCTGGTAGTTCAGGCATAGCACTATCAAGAAGACCAGGGAGGGCACCAGTAACACCTTCAGTGATAATCTCAGTGAGACGTTCCTGTGCTTTTTCTCTCCACGCTTCTTGATTCATATAGACATAAGCACCCCCGCTGATGACTGCCAGTGAGGTCAGTCCCGATAGGAGTGCGATAACATTAATTACTTTTTGCATGATTAGACCTTGGGTTCAGGTGTTTCTTCTTTCTTCTTGATCTCAGGTGCTTTCTTAGCAGCACCACCAGACTTGGCAGGGCTCAATCCGAACGCAGCTAAAGATCCAGAGAACACGGATGCGATAAAGGTAGGATCAAAATCTAAAATTTTGTTTCCATTTGGAAGTCTAACGTAACTGAATGTAAGAAGAGAAGCAGACCAAATAAGAACGACAACCTTTACAAGGTTACCGAGCACTTCACTTTTATCATCATCGTGGTCTTCCTTCTCTACAACTTTGGATTTATCTTCCGCCATCAATAGAGTAGCAAGGCAGCTCTATTTATGCCTGAGCCTCTGTCCAAGAGATACGTGCGTCAATCTTAGCAGCAGAACTACCAATGTTAGTAACTCGAATACCTACAACCTCAGGTCCATCTGGGAAAATACCAGTTGGGAATGGTGGACTTGTATTTTCATAGTTTTCTGTACCACCACCTAAGATAGAGTTAGAGATCTCTTTAACATCAGATAGACTATAACTTTCAGGAACAGCAGCATCTTCCGCTCCACCAGCATAGAATCCGTAAATGACTTCTCCACCAATGAAATCAATATTAGATTGACCATTCATGTTTGTGAATTGTGCTAAAGATGTTCCTCCTACTGGTTCCCAGTTCACAGTAGATGTTGGGATCGGATTCAATACCAGTTCAACAAAGAACTGACCCTCAGATAGCACGTCCATACTACGAAGAACCAGTTGCATTCTATTGACAAGTTCTCTTGTACCAAAATCACCGATGATACCATTATCAACTGATGGAGCTAGTCTAATAGCAAGAACAGAACGTGTCTTGTTACCACCAGTACCAATAGATCTTCTCAGTTTAGTACCGATAGTGTACACATATGCTCGGTCATCATCATAGAGACCATCCATAATAACAGATGAACCCCAGTGTGAGATCTGTGGAACAGATGTTGCTGCAAGAAGTTCAACACTGACTGGTTGAGTAGAGTCATATGTATATGATTGGCCTGTAGTCGATCCCATAGGAACTGCAATAATTCCAGTTGGGTTTGCTGAAGTAACAGCTCTACTAAGTTCAATAGTTACTCCACTGATACTATGAATGTATGTACCAGCAGGGATACCAGAACCAAAAATTCTCTGTCCTGCTTGTAGACCACTAGCGTTATTAACGCTACCAGAAGACTGTCCAGATCCCATAGTAAGATCGAAACTAGTATCACCCGCTTGCTCTCTTGTCAATCCAGTAAATGATCCAGAGAAAGCACGAGCCAATGGAGAAAGAGGAGATCCAACAGCATCTAAAAGAGAAATGCCAGTGGTGCTGCCTTGGTTATCAGTAATGGTAAAATCTTTACCATTAGCATCTACAGCAGCAACATAATAAATTTTATCTGCTACAACATTAGAGAATGGGGTATCAAATTTGATAGTTTGTTGACCACCAGCAGTCAAACCAGCAGTAGATCCTACAGTAATAGTTGAAGTTGCAGAACTAACTCCAATGACATCTTGGATGAATACTGTTTTACCTGTATAATTTACATACTCCTGAACACCAGCAGTTGCACTAGTAGATCTCTTCAATCTTAGCGTTCCTGCGGGAGGGAAATGAGTTGGTGCATCCTCGACAAACATGGTAGTGTCGGAACTGGATAATGTTTTTGCAACCGTTGTTGCAGGAGGAATAGTATTTACTTCATAACGAGCAGGTAGGTTACCCGATCTCATGTATGCTTCAGTGTTCTGGTTGTTATTAGGAATCTTATGTGCATAGATTACGTTACCATCAAGAGCACGGAATCCCCAGCGGATAAAACCAGCACCATACCAAGAGTAGTCCATATAGAACATCTGCATCTTGGTTGGATCGAGAGTGTAACCAGTCTTACCAGTACCATCACAACGGTCAATGTTCCAGTCAGACTGTCCCCATTCTGTTTCTACCGTCTTAGTTACAATCAAGTTGTTTGCTGCATTTTGACCAGCATCATTAGGTCCACGATAGTCAGGGAAGATAACTAACTGAGTATCAGAAACGATACCATCAACACGGTAAGAAGAACCACGGATGACAATGTAATCACCAGGCTTCAGTTGCTTGGAGAACTTGGTGCTCTGTCCATTTACAGCAGTGTAACTAGAAACAAGGGTACTTCCATTGGCAACAGTAACTCTTCCAGACAACTGGAAAGTAGATGTTCTACGAACAACACTAAGAGCACCACTTGCCCAGCGGAAGAAAATTCCGTTCTGCTGATCCATCATACCAAGCTCAAGTTGAGTTCCGTATGAATTGACAGGAGTTACAGTGTACTGACCAGATCCAACACTATCAGATGGTGCTGTAGAAGAAACATACTCAAAAGTATATGCATCAATTACATTACTTACCTGATAAACACCATTATATGCATTATCATTTACATTACGTACATCAACTAGAGTATCTCTCGTAATATTATGTGCATCAGCAGATACAACAGTGATAGTTGTGCCAGATGCAGTGATGCTATCAATGTTTTCAATTGCTGGTTCAAGAATAGAACCAGTTGAGAATGCTACACCTTTACCAGACTGATAACGGAAGTAACGTTTGGTTTGTCTAATTGCTTGCTGGTTTTTTGAATGTGTATTTGTAGAGAATTTTACACCACCATCAAATGATCTATGTACCGAAGATCCCTGTGGTCTTGGATAAAGTTTGATTGTTCCACTCGAAACAGAACCACTAGGTGTTCCATCTGGAAAATAAAAGAATCTAGTCGGACTTGCAACTCTAGCAACTTCCCAAGATCCATTGACGTTAGTACCCTGAGATCCTACAACTGCGATCTCGTTACCAACTTCCAAACCATGTGCCTGAGAACAATCAACTTGAATAGATCCTGCCATTGTTCCACCCGCTGCACCAAGAGAAACAGTTCCGCCAATATCAGATCCACTGTAATGGACACCAGAATAAAGAGCAGTTCTAGCACTCTGCCAGATACCACCAGATCCTAGTTCCCATTCATTCTTTGCAGTGTATGTAAAGTCTGTAGATCCTTGTGTTTTATCTACAATAAAGACGCCATTTGCAGCAGGGAATGTTGTATCTTGAATGTAAATAGCAGTACCAGCACCAGGACGTGTAGATACAGAAGTGTTTACAGATACCGTAATTTCTCTAGAATTTTGTACTGCCTGAACATCAGTAATTACAATAGGGTCTTGAGACTTGTAAGCAAATGGGTTGTTGTTGATCATCGACAACGCTTCCCACTTGGTATCCTGTGTACCATATTCAAAGTCAGTATCAATCTGTGACTGAGGATTAGATATCTTTGACTTGTTTACAGCATCATGATATGTCTCTGCTGGTTTGATAGTCTCTTCAAAGTCATCATAGATGATCTGTAAATCATCGGTGTCTGACATACTAGTAGTATTGTATGACAGAACAATCCTAGTTGTCGTAACGTTTCTGATATCAGTAGAGATATGATACTCAGTAGCAGTAAGCTCAGGGTCCGAGAAATTATAGATTACTTTGTTATCAGTAACGTTAGTAATCAAAATCAACTGTTCTCTCTGAATACCACCAGGGATGATAACTTCTCTCGCAGAAGCATCAAAGAGATAATAATTTGTTTGAATGGATTTCCTTGCCATTACCTATGTTCCTCGGAAGTGCAGTCTTTTCTCTATCTATTTATCAGACACCAGAATCAAGACACAAATTCGATCTTAATCCAACCCTGATATTGATCTTCAGAAGTATAATCTGAATTTTGATATGTGGTGGTTGCTTGAGCAAGTTGGACTGAAACATTTCCTTGATTGTTGTCATTGACAAATGTTGATCCATGACCAGTTTTATCATTGTTATCATTACCATGAGCACCAGTAAATCCACCACCAGCATTACCTTCTTCATCTTGACCACCAGAACCACCACCAAATCCACCATATCCAGCAGAAGAATCACTTCTAGTACCACCAATCAAATCAGTTCTAAAGGAGTGACCACCAATTCCAGGAGTTTGACCAGGAACATCTGCTCCATCAGTCAACCATCCAGCAGAGTTAGGTTGAACAGTATCATTATCACCTAGACCAAAGTCTAAAGAACTATAGACATTAGAGAGGATAGGTATGGTTTGTTTTCCTGTAACTGCTGGTCCACCACCTTGTGCTGCTGTTGGTGTTACTGTAAAACTAGATCCCAAAACAATATTTGGTTGATCTTTTGTACTTCCATCGGAACTATCACCACCAGCACCATTAGCAACAATCAGAGGAACCGCAGTAAGATAATTACTACCACTCATTACCCATGTTGCACCGCCACCACCATTACAGGAGTCTGATTGGAAGTCGTCAGGAACACCTTGTCCTGCTGCTAAAATCAAATAGTCTCCTTTTGTTAGGTTGAAATCAGCAATTACTTTTACTCCACGTCCAATATAACCCTGTTGGCACTGTCCTGCGCCACCACCTTTTGCAGTGATTGTATACTTACCAGTCTTAGGAACTTGCCATCTTTGATATCCATTTTGAGGACAATCAACATAAGTATCAGCCCAAGTATGTCCACCACCACCATTGGCAGTTCCAGACAACCATCCTCTAACTTCTGATTGAGATGGACCAAATCTATGTTCCTGAGAAGTAGTATCATCAGTAAGTGCCTGGGAGACAGTGAAGTATGCTGATGTAAATGGATACAAATCACCTCCACCAGTTACTGGTGGAGTGTAACCTTCGTTAGTAACTTCAACGAAAGGATCAGTACGATTGGCAAATTCACTAACAGTTGCATTGTAATTTTTAGCAACTTCTGCAGCAGTCAATGCTCTATTATAAATTTGAACCTGGGCAATACCTCCACCAAAATATTGTTGTGTAAGAGTAGATCCAATCTTAACTGATGACCCAGTAATATTGAAGCTAAGACCAGTTCCAGTTCCATCACTCTGTCCATTTGTATAGCATGTCAACGTTGAACCATCAAAAGTCCACGTTGTCATTCCCCAAGTGTCATCAGCAATTGCAGTTCCAGCAGTTAGATAATCATTCAACCAGATGCCAACACGCATAACACCATCTTGACAGACAGAAACCATAGCTTGTCCCGCAGATTCCGTACCAGCAAATAGAGGTGTTCCATCTGTAGAGTAGTGTGGTTTGATCCAAGCACTCCAAGTCCAAGCATTGTTTCCAGTGGGGAATGCATCTGATAGTTGTATACAATCATCTGTACCCTCAAAATCAAGGTGTCCAGATTTATTATAAGCAGCTCCATCCAATATACCAGAGTAACTATCGGTTATGAGGTTCTTTATTGTGGATGTTGATGGAATAGCAAAGTCATATGGCGTAGCAAACCAGATTCCTGCTTTATTGTTTCCACCAAACAAAGTATTGAACTTTCTCTCTAGTTGTAAAGCAGATATCAAGAACACTCCACCACCATCTTCATTACCAGTTCCAGTATCAGAGACATTGTTACTCAGAATAAGTCTCTTGTCTCCATCACTGGATGCTGGGAAGTCTCGTTCAATTCTTTGCCATTGATCACTTAGTGTAATTTGGGCAGCAGGAGTGTCTCCTGTTCCAGATATATTCTGCAGTTCCCATCTACATTTCGTAGCAGCAAACCAAGAAACATCTTGTGCTCCATCAATAGTTCCTGTTGTCAATCCTTTAGAATTATTAGCATTCCAATATGCCAACTCTTCTTCACTAATCTTTCTAACATATGCAGACACTGTGTAAGTAGCACCAGGAACTAATCCAGTTACATCTCCTCGTAGTCCACCGCCATTCTGATTTACAGCTCCGTGTGCTACAACTTTAGCACTCTTGTCTCCAAAAGGTCCATTCAAATGAGACATCTTCAAAAATTCTGCTGGGTTCCATCCATTCCACCCATAAGGTATTGCAGTAGAAGTATCTTGGCATAGATTAGAGTTCTGGAATAAATTTTCAAGCGGATCATATGTTGCTCTGTTTCCAAAGTCATAATTTAGAAGCAGAGAAGAATCAGTTACAATGCCAGGACCAATCTTAGGTGCTGTGTAAGGTGCTTCGTTGATATACTTAGACTTGGTAGAGTTGTAGTTCTGGAATACTGCTGCTGCTGTTAGAGCTCTTGGATAAGTACGAACCTCGGCAACATCAGCATCAAGTGGGAAGTCAGCTTGTTGCAAGAATCTATTACCAATACCAAATTCTACATCAGTAGCCCAGTCTCTATCTAAACTAAAGGTTTGGGTTTGATCTTCGACAGCATTTAGATATGCTTTGAGAGTTCCAGCACCACTTGATTTATCTAATGTGAATACAATATGATACCAAGTATCAGCAGATAGAGTTGTAGTTCCAGTAAAGAAATTATTGTCATGACTACCGCCTTGTATTCTAAAATTACTAATTTCAAAGTCCCATCTGTCTGGTTGTGTTGAACCAGATGTCAGGTATCCACTACACAAAGTTTGACGTGTTTCTACATTATTCGTTCTTACCCACATTTCAATGGTTCCACTGCCACCATCTTCAAAGAGTGTATTACATTTTGGTCCTGTAATAATTTCGTTATCCGTTTCATCAAACTCCCAGTAACCAGCGACGTTGAGAGTGGCACCACTTACTATGCAATTGTTTCCTTTGCCAGATTGATCTAAAGCTGTAACTACTGTAGTTGTAGTAGTAACATCTCCACCAGCAGCAGGAGTTTGATCTGCTGTCAATGTAGATGGGAATGATCTACCATTACCCCAAATAAGTCTTACAGCGCCAGAACCACCATTATAAATTCCACCCCACACACCTCCACCTGCGCCACCGCCATATTCAGTGGTAACTGTTTGTGTACCATTTACATTTGATCCTTGACATCCACCAGTACCACTAGATCCACCATTACCACCATTACCATTAGCGCCTTGACCATATATCTCAGTTCCTCCACCATTTGGTGAATAATCTCCCCAACCACTGGATGCACCACCACCTGCACCACCACTTCCAGAACCACCCGCTATAAATTGCGTTCCACTATAACTTGATTGAGTTCCTGCATTTCCACCATTACCAGAATAACCACCAGCACCTCCGCCGCCGCCACCGCCGCCGCCATTTTGTCTATCTGCAGCATTACCACCATTACCACCACCGTCGCCAGTATAGGATCCACCAGTTCCAGCAGTATAATGTTGCCCACCTTGTCCACCACCACCTTTTACAGTATTAGTGCTGATAAAGTAACTATCACCACCATCACCAGCATTAACAGGAGTATTAGATTCGATTCCTGTTCCTCCAGCACCAACAACAACAGTATAAGATTGTCCTGGTGTTACCGAAATATTATTTTTCCAACCCAATCCACCACCGCCACCGCCAGCACCGCCAGGTGCGGGAGATGATCCTTGGAGATCTCCTGATACTGCACCGCCTCCGCCACCAACACAGACGACAGATACAGATGTTACTCCAGTTGGAGCAGTCCAACTAAAAGTTCCTGCACTTGTATATTCTTGTTGATTGGTAGGAACACCAGAAGTGGTTGTTGTAGTTGAAGAACTTTCAGATTCTGATCCAATATTCAGTTCTTGGAAGTCAGCAATTCTAATAGCAGGACTACCACTGTACTCAAAGCTATCAGCAGTATCCATCTGACGCTTCTTATTTGATACCTGAGTAGCGAGATCATCAAAGACAATTTTGTTAGCAGTGAAAGGATAAGTGATTAGATCACTAGTGTCTTGCCTTACAGAACCATCAGATAGTCTACCAATCCTATCATCAACGTTTACAATTTCATAGTCAAGTGTTCCAATCCCATCATAATATTGAAAATCACCAAAACCATTACCAGAAGAACTGACCTTACCAAAAGTATATGTTTCGGGCGTTCCACTAAATCCATCGATTGCATCATCTATAAACAAAAGATAATAGAAAGAAGGATCAGCATCTAAATTTACAGCTCCACCTACTCCAGTTCTACCAAAATTAGCACCAGAATCATTAGAACTAGAAATAACTCTTCTAAAAATTACATCCCCGTTCTTAGCATACTTTGTTAAAATACCATACTGTTTACCACCACTAAGATATCTACCAAATACAATTGTTTGTTCTACATCACTATTAGATTTTACATCATAGTATTCAAAGTGTTCATTGTCTGGTGTTTCTTTTTGCCAAATAATATTTCCTTCAGGAGTATACTTGATGATAAATCCTCTGGTATTGTTAGTATTAAATACTCTACCAACAACATAAATTTGATCTTTGTCATCAATAAAAACACCATGACAAAAAACTGGTTTGTATATTGAAACACTAAGTAGTTCAGATGATTCTAGTGTTCTATCCCACAGAACATCTCCAGTGGTAGTGTCAATCTTGACAATATATCCCTTGTAAGCATTATCATCTTCCAAATTACCAACAGCTACTACTTGACCTCTATTGTTAGCAGCAATTTTTTCAAGTTCAACATCTCTACCAAGCATAAATGCTGACTTGCCCCATCCAGGGTTTCCATTGATATCAAACTTTTCTACAAATGCTTGTGCAGATCCTGATGTTGGTGTGTTACCGCAAGCATAGTAATTTAAATTACTATCAGAGGTAATACTATTATATTCTACATCAGCAGAGTTAGTTGTTGACTGCCAATCAATTACGCCAGTATCAGAATACTTAGCAATCCAAGGAACAGTTCCAGTCTTACCAACAACAATAAGATTGCCAGCGTTATCCAATTCAAGAGCTTTCAGTGTTGTGTTTTGTGCTGTGGTTGTGGATTCTATACGAACATCCCAATCTAAAGGTGCCGATGTTCCGTCGTAATCTCTTTTCTCAATCCACCCAAATCCTTTTGAATTACTATCCGATGCTGATCCAGATAAAATATACTTCTGATCAGCAACACCAGTGTACCTGATGTCATCAGGAAGATATACTCCATCTGTACCTGATGACTTATCGATCTTTGCAAAGAAATTTGATACAACTTGTTCACCTGAAGAACCTAGAAGAAATAGGTTTCTGGCGGGGCTACTATATCCTACTGGCATTTCTATCTAACCTCAGCTAAAGTCTGTGTTGCCTTGTCCGAATACTTTGGTAACACCAGAGTTGTCTCGGATAATAACGAAGGTAAGAATGTCTGTGTTTGATGTAGAAATTGGTGGAGAACCTCCTGACCATTGAACACCATTAGAAACTGGATTGCCATCAACACTACAAGCATCACCATATGTAGCAGCAGTATTAGCAGACAATACCAAGGTAACAGTCTTAGATTGTCCATTGACTAATCCAACACCAGTAAACGCCCACTCATTGATAGCATCTGTTGTTGGAGATCCACAAATAGTATTGGCACCCGCAAGGTTAATTGTCAATATATTTGATGATGGAGTCAAAGTAGTATTGTAACTATTGAATACCTTCTCAGTAATAACACCACCAATTGTAACTGAACCATCAACAGACAGACTAGTAAGTGTACCAACAGATGTTAGGGAAGAATTGACAACAGTTGAACCTAGAGTGGTGAGATCAAGTGCTAACTGGTTACCGATGACTAGTTTCTTGCCAAAAGCAAGTTCCAAACTCTCGGTCATCACCCAATACTTATCAGTTCTTGAATGATCATAGTAAATTCTCTTATCAGTGCTACCCTTGACACGAATGCCACCTTGGTCTGCTGTCAAATCTGTGGCACCAGGAGAAGTGAATACACATTCACCGTCTCCACTCACAGAGTTAGAAAGAGTTGCTTGGTTATTTGTAATTGCCAAGATTGTTGTTCCTGTAGGAACGCTAATACCTCCAGTAGTAGCATTGACCTCCATTCCAGGAATCAATCCAGAAGTAGGAGTAATACCAGTAATAATATTACTACCATTTACAGTAGTTGCGGTAAAGGTTGTAGCAACAACAGATGCGAGTTCGATTTCTTTGTCGTCAACTTCGACGACGTTAGAGTTGATACTAGTAAGAGTACCCTGAACTGTCAACGATCCGCCAATTGTAGCGTTACCATCTACAGTAAAGTTTCTTGGAATAGTAACACTGAATAGACTGTCTCCTCTAATCCATGCTTCAGTACCAGAACCAATAACTAACTGCCTGTCGCCACCAATATTAGGTGGAACGTAAGTAGCATTGGTAGAGTTTTCATCATCTGCAGGACCAATCAGAACATTACCAGTACCAGTAATACCATATCCAGCATAGTGACCGATACAAACATTGGCACTACCTGTGCTCATGCTCTCTAGTGCATTGTTACCAATAGCAATGTTCTTGTCTCCAGAGAGATTAACTAGTAGAGCATCACGACCGAGAGCAATGTTATTAGATCCAACACCATTTGCTCTCAGTGCTCTGTTACCGATGGCAGTGTTAGCAGCACCAGTATTAGTTGTGAATAAAGTTTCATAACCCACTGCCGTGTTCTGTGATCCAGAAGATACAGAATTGATTGCACGTACACCCAGAGCAGTATTAGTGTTGACTTCACCAGTACCACGTCCAACTCGCATTGGATCACCATCAGTACCACGAATTTGAATGTCAGCATTTTCTACATTGAGAATACCATTCAGAGTAATGGTATCATTAATTGTAGCACCAACTGTCAAATCTTCATTGACAACTAGGTTCTGATTGATGGTAAATGTACCACCAGCAGCACCCATATCAATTGATGCTGCTGCTCCAAATGCAGTGATAGCCTGAGCACCTGAGTTGAGTAAAGTAAATCCAGTCGAGGTAGTTGTAATACCAGTAAGAATATTTGGATTGGTTTGGAATACAAGTCTGTCTAAACCAGTAGTATCACTGATCAAACCACGCAACTGAGTAGAAGTTGTAGATGCAAACGTAGCAAGAGTATCAGAAGTATACGCTACATTTCCACCCAATCTAAAGTTTGCAGTAATACTATTATTAGGACTATTGGATTTGAAAATTAGATCATCTTCAACAGCAAATGTTTTGGAAGAATCAATAGTTAGAGTTGCAGAAGCAGTAGTAGTAATCTCAAGACCATTGATTGATGTTGCTGTTGCAGCACCAATACTTGGTGCTGTGAGTGTTGGTGCAGTTAGAGTTTTATTTGTAAGAATCTGTGTTTCATTTTCTGTTACAAATCTATCTTCGACAGAACCATCATAAGATCTCCAATATCCACCCGCATTATACCACTGTAGTGCTCTATACGAAGTTACATTTCCATTTGTATCTGTAGTTAGATTGACCTGGATGCCACCATCATTAGCTACAAGATCATCTCCCTTTCTTAGTTCGATAATATTATCTTCTACAATCAAAGTAGATGTTTCAAGAATAGTTTGAGTTCC